CCCGAATATGAATAAACATACCCAGAAAGTGTCTTCGAGCACAAGGTCGCTCGAACGCAGTAATCTATCGATTATCCAAGAATCCCTAGGTTATTTACCCAAAGACTCCGTTGGTAATACCGACTTTACCGCGATGTGTGGAACAGCGGGTGGACCTGAAAGTAGGTCCGCTGGAAAACTCGTCGAAACTTCGCTACAAAAAATTGTAGGTACTTTATCGATTTCTGATAGAGTTCAACAGCTCATTGAATCGTTGATTTGGCCCTTTATTTGTCGTCGATCACTCTGTAAGGAGTGGTTTTCTGACAAGGATTATGACCGTTTTATTCGCTCTATGCGTAAGACGATGTTAATTATCGCTCACTATGAGACCGATGACTCCGGACGTTTTGGAAATCCTCCAACGTACGTCGAGATACTCAATCGGGAACAAACTTTTATCAAATACTGGCTTGACACGTTCATGTGTCAGGTATTTCTTGATGATCAACGTCCAGTTAAAGAAGACTGGATGGAAGGCCCGCTTTTTGTTGGTTATTGTAAAAATTTTATTAGGCGCTCAATTGCTCGCCGAGACGTATCCTTCATATATTCCCTTGCGAAAGGCTCAAAAATGTTTTGGCCCATGCTGGGATATGATAGACAGGTTCTTGCGCTACAGAAGCATATGGATCGGCTCTAGTCCGACCATGGTAGTCTACCTCGTGACCTTGAGGAGGCAATACAACGTGATTCTCTTGTTGTATTTAAGAAACTACTGAACAAAAAGGAAAAGAAATTTCCTAAAGCCGAAAAGTTTTTTAATAAATTTTTACCAACCGGAAGTGCATGTCTTCAGCGATCCGTCCGAAAGGGCGGTGCTCTTGATCTGACATCTCGATTCCAGTTTGATCAGATCGATCCGGAAGCTAAGTTATTAGGCAAGCTTCCATACCTTAATATGAATTTGAATTCATGGCGGCAGGAAAATTTTGAGAAGTTCTATAAGATTACTCAGAATAGATTACAGGATAGGGATGAGTTGCTCAACCGAAAAGCTTTGGCTGTTAAGGTTGTTGCTATCCCCGAACCGGGAAAGTTCAGGATAATAACAAAAGGGGATGGGTATCTTTACTCCATCTTGCAACCCCTTCAGGGGGCTCTGCTTTCCTCCTGGAAAACTTTTTATGCCTCCACCATGTTGGATGATGATTTGAGCGAAAGAATTAATCAAATTGATCAATCTTTACCAGATTTAGATTTCTGGTGTTCTGTGGATTATGAAGCTGCCACTGACTTAATTAAAAGGGCAGCCACTCTTGCTGTGTACTTGAATCTGACAGGCATACCTCTGTTTACTGAGGGACTTGTTAGTCTTTTTCCTGGGACAGTTATCTATCCACAAAAATTTGCCGACACAGAAGATGGCAGAAGAGTGCCACTCCCAGCTGAAAAAATTACTGGGGTCGAAGGACAGCTTATGGGACATCCACTTAGTTTTCCAATTTTATGTACGGTCAATATAGCGGTATATCATTGCGCTCTTGATCGTTGGGTCGCTCTTGGTCACAAGGTATCTGAATATGAGGGAAAGCGCAGGTTTAAAATTTTAGACCTCGCGTGGAATAAAGTGCTTGTGAATGGTGATGATATGGTTTTTAAATGTGAACGTGGTTTCTATGAAGTCTTTCTTGAAACTGCCTCCGCCGCCGGATTTAAAATTTCGGTAGGTAAAAACTTTTTGTCACCTGACACATGCATGATCAATTCTCAACTCTTCAGAAGGAAGAATAATAGAATGAAAAGATTCGGTTATCTGAATCTTAAAATTGTGACAGGACATAACCTAAAAGATGGCGATTCTGATGCCATTCCTACTCAACTCTCTCGTTCACTTAATGATATGGTGAAGAGGTGTAAGTGGACTCGCTGTGTGATTCCTGAAACTATGAATCGCTGGAGCGATGACTTTTATGGTAAGTGTTATAGACCTAACTGGTATCTCCCAGTCCACTTAGGTGGCCTGGGTGTAGATATTAAGTACGCTCCTTATAATTGGAAGGTTACGAGGGACCAACGCGAAATGGCCGCAAGGTTTATTAGCGATCCTCGTATGCAACTATATAGGGTACCCGGAGTAGACTTGCCCACTGCTGAGTTTGCTGATGTAATGCTAAAATGGAGAATTGTAATTGGTGATTATGTAAGGAATATAAACGATCTTTCCACTCAGGATTCTGATGAGTGGTTACAGAGGATTGCATATGCCTCCAGAGCCAGATCCGGCTCCGTAAAGACAAATGATGAAGTTTTTATTTCTAAATTTAAACCTCAGTATCGACTTGATCCGATGTCCATTGAAGGACTAGTCAAATACTGGCGCGTACGTCTAATTGCGCACGAAGTTCCTCCATGTCCCCCCCTTCTGGGATTAAAGAAAGTAAGATTTGGAAAACGTCTTTTAGGAACAGATTTTGACCGCTACGGTAACGTAATGACGGTCCATGTTCCTCTTAAGGTTAAGACTTTTTAGTTTTCTGCGACCTGGGTAAGTCGTAAAACTGCTCATGGGGTTGTGGTTGGTAATAGCCCAAAACGGTGCGAACCTTTCGCTTAATAATTCCGTGCTATCCAAAATGCCAAGAGACTACACGGCGCTCCTCTCGAAAGTACTATAAAACCGAAGTTTATTAAGTTTTGTAGTAAATTAGATAGTTCAACCATGATGTATAGTCCTCCTGCGGAGAGTATCCCATATGCCGCAAAAGAAGAATCTTACTTTAGTTCAGATTCCTACCAGCCTCCAAACTGGTGGGACTCGGGCAAATAAAAATAAAAAGAAAAGAAAAAGAAAAAATAAAAATCAACAATCCTCAATTGGACAAACTGTTGTCGAGAAACCGTTGCCTGTCACGTTCTCTCGTGGCCAAAAGACCGGCCGGATGAAATATTCGAATTTGAATAATTCGACTGGAGGTATCACAGTGACAAACAAAGAGTATATCACTGATCTCTTTGGTTTTGGTGGAAATTGGGGTGTCTCGTTCTCGGAGTATTTAAATCCGGGTTCAATCACCAATTTTCCTTGGTTGAGTTCTATCGCCAAGAATTATGAGAGTTATCGTTTCAGGAAACTTTGTTTCCATTTTGAGACTGATCTCCCCACCACTGCTCCAGGAAAGATGTATATGTCTTTCGATTATGATGCTTCTGACTCTATCCCTATCAATAAACAAGCACAAATGCGCATGTTTGGGGCTATGAGCAATTCAGTCTTTCGAAATTTTGAATTGACTTGTGACTTCTCTGATCTTAACAGGTTTGGGAAGACACTTTATGTTCGGACTGGGGCCCTTCCACCGAATGTTGACCGTAAGACTTACGATGTTGGACGTCTCGTCATTGCTAACAGCGGTTCAGCTGTCGTTATGACTGGAGAACTTTACGTCTCCTACGTGGTGGATCTCATCACGCCTTCAGAAGGAGAATTGTTGGGAACTAATCCTTCCTTAGTCCTTGACGCCGATTCGAATGGCGGCACGGGCGTAACGAAAGCCAACTTCCTTGGGACTGCAGCCATTAAGGACGGAAATTATCCTCTGGCTCTTCCTCAAGATGGTTATACACGATCTTTTACTTGCCTCCGACCTGCAAACCTCTTGGTTTGTATTGGAATTGATGGGGTGGGTATACTTGGGGATCCCACGGTCACTACATTTGGTACTGCCACTGTGGAGCTAATCTTTTCGGAGATTCCGGGTAGTACTGCTAACTATCTGGGAGTTTTCAAAATCCAGTTCTTAAACAAATTGGATGCTGTTAACTTTGCCTTCACAAATTCCACCAGTATAAGCAAGTCTTATACAGTCATTGGTGGCTTCGACAATAGCATTGTCACAGCTTAGTGACGCATTCTTTTAAGACCTCATAGACCTTTTTATGTCCTGGATTGGACTTGGGAAGCTTCCTATGAGGGATGGACATCATCGAAAAATTATAGATGATGCTCAGACCTTGCCGATATTGAACTCGGTATTCCGGGGGAATATTGATCTTTGGATCCTCATGTGGGATCCTGGACTTTACTTCTTTGCGGCTCTTGTGAATTTGTCAGGACAATCATTGCTGTTCAGTAATGATAGCGGGTGTTGCTTTGCAGCCCGTCTCCGGTTAGGAAACGAACGAAGCATCTAATCATATGAGCTAATTAACGCGGAAACCCTGTGTGCATATCTAATTTTAATATTATGCAATTAGATAAAGATTCTCTTGCCAGAACAGAAAATCTCTTTGAG